TAGCTACTTAGTCAAAAGCTACATCGCTGAAATGCATAAATACCGTAGGCTCTCTTGCACTCTATTAAAAAATAACATATAATATCTACACTATACAATTATTAAAAGAACATAGACGCGTATAGTCGACGGCCTAGAGACTATGTTCTATAACTAGGAGGATATAATTATGGCATCAACTACGTTTAATGGACCGGTAAGGTCTGAAAAAGGTTTTCAAGTAGCTACTAAAAATACGTCTACTGGAGCTTTTACAACTAGAATGAGTTCAGGCATGCCTGACTTAACTGGTTTATCAATATCAGATGTAGCAACAGCTACTAGTATTACACTAGCAGCAGACACTATTTCTGTAATCAACTATACAGGTGCAGCAGCTGCAACTTGTACATTACCCGCAGCAACAGCAGGAACAATAGTAGTTTATTGTCAATCAAAAGACACTACAGGTGGAACAGCTACATTAGTT